CCGCCAGAGCCGCCATCGCCACTACCGCCGCCAGAACCAGAGCCGCCATCACCACCTCCAGTTCCTCCTCCGCCGCCGCCACCAGTTCCTCCGCCGCCAGCGCCGATAGCCAACCCAGCTCCTGCGCCAAGGGCAAGACCTCCGCCAAGCAGGCCAGCTCCTCCACCTAAAGCTGCCCCACCTCCGGCTGTTGAAATAATAGCGCCTGTTTCGTCTACAACATTTCCAAATTCATCTGTTTTAAGGTTTTCGCCACCCTGATTAGTGACTTGGTTTGTTGATCCAGATGAAGCGCCGCCACCGCCAGTTAACGCAGCAGCGCCGCCAAGTGCAGTGGCTCCGGCAGCGGCAGGAAGAAGTGATGTCGAACCGCCACCAGCCGTGGCGATAATAGAGCCAGTTTCGTCAATAACGTTACCAAATGCGTCTGTAACTAATCCACCCGTAACTCCGCCACCAAGGCCAGCACTGGACAATGCAGATTGCGCAGCAGCATCAATTGCAGCCAAATTGCTTGGCAACGATGAAAGAGCGCCACTAGCAAGAGAGCCAACACCTCCAGTTAAACCACTAGCAGCAGAGCCGTAAATTCCACCAAGTGCGGATGATGCGCCAGATTGAGCGGCTTGATATGCGGCGTTAATAGCATTGTTTACGTTTGCCGAGATTGCGGCATCAGTTGCTCCAGCCGGAACGCCCTGAAATAACTGCCCTCCGAGATATGAGCCAACGCCAGAGATCAGTGCGCCTTTTGCAATATCGCCAATACTACGCCCTTGTGCGGCCCCAGACGCGGCGGAGCCTGCAGCAGCTCCCAGAGGGCCAGCTAAAACAGAACCGAGAATTGGTAAGCCAACGTCAGCCAAGATACCAAGACCGCTTACGTCAGGGCGATCCGTGGAAACACTCTCAAATCCCTGTTTGGTAGGCCCTGCAACCTGAATGTCCCAGTTTGCCTTCTTGCCTGTAGAGGCTGATAGTGCATTAGCTGCGTCAATAGCGCCCTGTGCGCCTTCATAGCCCACGCCAGAATAGACAACTTGGCCTGTTGCGTTATCGACAACACGGACTGGCGTGTCTGGTGCGACAACGATATTATTCTGTCCACCATATGTTGCAGTGGTCCGGCCTTGATTAGACAATGGCGCAGTGAAATACCGATAATCAGGCGCGTTCTGGATGATGTCTCCATACACGCTCTGGATGTTAGGCACGAAGTCTTCACGCGGCGTGAGAAGTCCGCCAATGTTGCCGAGCGGTTCAATGTTCATAGGTGCGCGGATAGGTGAAGCCATTACATAATCCCCTGTTCTTGGGCGGCCATTTGAGCCATCTGCTCTTGGGCTAACTGGTCAACAAGCTGCTGTTCTTGTGCGGCTTGGGCTTGCTGCTGTGCGGCAACCATAGCTTTCTGGACATTGCCTTGCTGGCGGAGAAGTTCGCGGTCACGCTGCATCAGAGCTTCGATATTAGCCGTGTTTACAGCCGTGCCATACTTAGCTTCGATCTCAGCAGCCTTAATCATGACTTCCGCGTCAATCTTATCGCGTTCGCGGTCATCCTTCAGCAGCATCTCTTCACGCTGAAGCTCAAGCTCTGCGGCCTTCTTCTGGATGTCAGCCTGAATGCTCTGCGCCTGAACCTGTGCCAAGATTTGCTCTGGGCTGGGCGGAGGCGGTGTCGGAGCGGGTGGCTGGAAGTTCTGCGGGTTCTCAAAGAACTGCGTAACATCCTTGAACCCTGCAACAGCCAGCATCTGCTCAAGCGTGTTGTAGTAGTTGTTCATCGACACCAGCGGGTTGTTCATTGGCCCAAGTTGCTGCAACAACATCTCCTGCTTCTGAGCGATGACGTTCAAGAAGGCCATCTTCTGCTGATCTGAGCCTGTTCCCAGCGCAACATTCACCACAACGTCCATGTTTGCGTCCCAGACACGCGGGTCAATGGGGACGAACTGATTACGCAGGCGAACGATACGGGGCTTGTCTTGGTTCTTCACCAACAGCTTCAGCGCCTTCTGCATCAGCGTCTTAAAGCCAGTTTCGGCAAAGATGCGGCAGATAAGCTCGATGTGCTGCTGAGAGGCCGTTACAGCGGCGTTTACAGCCGTTGCAGTGCCAGAAGCCAGTGCAGACGGGTCAAGGCCAGCAGATGCCTTCGTGATGCCTGTGCGGCTCTCCTTAACCTCATCCATGTATTGCAGCATGGGGAAGGCGGCCTGAGAGACATTCGGTGTAACGAACGGCTGCACAGCGCCTTGCGACTTCATGCGGATGATGCCGCCAACTTCGGTGTTCAGCACATCTTCGATAGATGCCTGACCTTCAACCACGCCCATGCGCGGATAGATCGACTGAGCCAAGCTATCCAGCGTGTTGCGCATGATTGACGACTTGATGCGCTGAATGTCCATCACAACGTCAGCAACGGACATACCGAAGAACGTGTGCGGCTCTGGATCAGGGCAGAAGTCAAAGAACGGATGGTCGTCTACAGCTTCTTGGTGCAGCAGCTTGTAAGCGTTACCACCTACGCAGACCTTGCGAAGCTCGGCAATCCCGTCTCCGTCCATGTCAACGTAGAGATAGCCCTCAATGTAGAGAACCTTCTTGGCTGATACGTCAGTCCGGCCAGCGCCAAGGATGGTTGCCTGCGGGTTGCGGTCAAAAGTCTCTTGGTTGCCTTCGAAGTCATCCTGTGTCTCGTATCCAAGGTTTTCAACTTCGTCTTGCTCATAGCCCATAGCCACAAGCTCAGAGACAGTCATGTAACGACGATGGCCGATAAACTCGAAGTCATTGATGGACTTGGCGCGGCGATCAATCAGAAGCTCTTCAGGAGGCAGCGCAGCTACGTTAAGGCGGCCCTCCTTCTCCTTGCGGACGACTGTGGCGCTGTAGACTGGCATCTGAACGACTGTAGCGATGCCCTCAGGTGTCAGCATCTCAGTCTCAGTGTATTCTACTTCAACCTCACGAAGCTCGACTTCTGGGTCGGACATGAGAACCATGTAGGCGTTCTCGTCGATGCCCTCAATCTCGTATGTCTTTACTGTTTCCGTCTCATCCCACCAGATTTTGCCAAAGCCGTTCTTACGGATGAGAGCATCCTTGAACATCGCATAAGCGTGGATGAAAAGGTTGTTGTCGCGTGTCAGGCAGTAGTTGACATAATCAGTAGCTTGCTCGGCAACCTGAATGTCTTCAGCGCGGTTCGGAGCGTATTCCACCACGTTAGACGAGCCAAAGAACACCCGCATAACGCTCGGCAGGATGGCTTGCACTGTATCGCGCACATCCATCGACACGACCTGCGAGCGACCTTCCTCTTCGTTACCGAAAGGCTCGCCCTTGTAATACTGGCCAGCTTCAGCGCGCTCTGGGGAGATAACGTCATCAATATAGGCTTGCGCGTCATCAATCTCGCCAGCGACGATATTCTGAAGCTCTTCGTCAGACATAGCCTCTTCTTCAGGCATATCGACTTCGACTTCCATGCCGTCCTCCATCTCCATAGAGACTTCGGGCATAGCGTCTTCCATTTCAGCCATCGTTGGCTTTGCGTTCTTTCGATATGCCATAGTTTCGCCTTACTTCTTTTTCGACTTGCCTGCTTCAGACAGGGCAATCGCAATGGCCTGCTTGCGTGACTTAGCCATAGGGGCCTTTGCGGGGCCTTTGGGGTTTACACCAGCGTGCAATGTCCCACGCTTGTATTCGCCCATTACCTTGGCAATCTTCTTTGCAGCTGCACTGATCTTCTTCATACCACAATCCTTTACCGCTTGGGCTTCTTAGCAGTTTTACGCGCTGCCTTAAATGCAGACGCAGTTGGAGCGCCCTTCGTGCCGGGTTTACGCATCGTCTCTCCCGAACCAGCTTTGATACGAGCGCGTTTCGCGTGGATATTCGCATAGAGACCGTTCTTCATTTCTTTGCCTTGTTCCGAGCGGAGATAGCTTTGGATTTGGCTTTCGCGTCTGCTTTAGATGACGCACCCCACGCTTGCAGCGATAAGAGGAGGCGGGTAGGCTTTCCCTTCTCATCGCGCTCCGGCCCAGGCATATTGCCCATGCGTGCTAAGAATGATGCCCTCCGAGGATTATCGCCAGACTTAACAGGTGCTTTCAGGTTCATCCCCTGCGCTTTTGCGGACGCACGACCTTTGGCGTTTAAGCCACCAGAAGGGGATTTACCCTCTTTGCGGGTCCATGCAGGAGACTTCATCAAACAATTCCACGGATATTGCGCTTTATAGGCGTATAACCCATTTGTTCGCGATGCGCTATGGCAAAGTATCTTGCAGCGTCTGCGTAGTGTGAAGTCCAGTCATGATACGGGTGTGACTGAAACTCTTGGCGTTTGTCGTCGTAAATACGGCGATACATCCTCAGCGCCTCAATCCCCGTCTTGCAGTTGTCTTTGTCGAACCACGAGCGCAGCAGAAGTAGGCGCAACGCTTGAATGCCATCCATGATGTCCATGCGTGGCGCAATCTCGATGTTACGCAGGCCAAGCTCCTGTAGAACCTCTAAGCGGCTCTTGCCTGTGCCAAGCTCACGGACGCGAACGTCATGCGGGAGATAGTGGTTCCCCCAGACATATGGCTTGTCCTGTAGCTGCTTTACATACCAGTCTAAGCCAACGCCTTCACCCTTGAGACAATCAATCCAGCGGGTTTCTCCGCCATGCGCCTGAACGAACCAGATGACGGTGCTGTCGGACATACCCAAGTCCCAAGCAGTGTGGACTGGTAGAGATGGGTCATAAGGAACAGATGTAATTCTAGCTTCTGCGTCTGCATCTGAAAACTCTTTGCCGTAGTATGCGCCACGAATGGCTGCGTCGAAGCTGCACTCGTATTCCTGATTAAACTCGTCTTCGCTCATCATGCGGCGAGCGTCATTAAGTTCCTTGTTGTCCAGAAGGCCAGTCTGCGAAGCCTTCAGCATCAGGCGTGACCAGTCTTCGTCGTCCTCTGCGTTCTGCCACAGGTCGTAGAAGACGTTCTTACCTTTGGGCGTTCCAATGAAGATGGCCCAGCCTTTGCGGTCTGACAGCGCAGGGCGAATAACTTGGGTCCAGACAGTCGGGTTCATGTCCCCAAACTCGTCCAGCACGCAGCCGTCGAGATAGATACCACGCAGTCGATCTGGATTGTCAGCGCCGTAGATGCGGATGCGAGCGTTGTTGTTCGGTAGCTCAATCCAAAGCTCTGAGGCGTTTACCTTGCGCTCGTCACCAAAGCATTCTGTGTATTCCAGCAGATACTGCCAAGCGATGTCTTTGGCCTGGTTAAGCTGTGGCGCGATGTAAGCGAAACGTGGGTTCGGCTTAATGCAGCACGCAGCTTCTTTGATTAGGTCGTTGACGCACGCAACTGTCTTCCCAGCGCGGCGATGAGCTACGACAATACCCCACCGCGTCTCACGCAAGTGAAGTGGCATGAACTGCTTGCGCGGCTCATACGGGCTTTCGATTGTTTTTAGCTCGGTGTCTTCCACACAAGCGCGCCCCTTACCGCGATATTGCCTTCAATCTCTGCGTTCACCTGTAGCGGGAGTAGCTTAGGATAGATAGTTCCCCAGAAAACACGCTCATTGCCAGCGTTTTCCTTCGCCCACTCCACCAATCGGTCAGGGCCTCCAAGGCGATCTGCTGCTTCAGCAATTACAGCCTTCGCAAGACGAGTTGTTTTGTTCGGAACACCTTTTGGTCTACCGGGACCAGGTGTCACGCCCATAACAAACTTTTTGTTTTCCGTAGTTTCTTTAACGTCTTCCATACCGCCTATTTCGTATTAGCGCGGTAGTTTGTCAACACTGCGCCGCAATCACACCAGGAACGAATGTCGCCCCAGCGGGTTACAGCGCAGTTGACATGATGCTTAATTTCGCTTGATCCTACCCATCGAACCTTTGAAGCGTCCGCGCTCGTCTCGGTCTGTGTAGAGTGTAATTTCATCCTGAAGTTCCTCAATCTTTTCACCAAGGTATATAGCACAAACGATATACCCGATGATGAAACCTCCGGCTACGCAACCACCATAGATAGCTAGTTCAATCATCTTTCTTCTCCTTGATCTCTAGTCCACGCTTGGCGAGTTCAGCCCGCAGTTGCTCGTTCTCTGCGCTTAGGGCTTCGATGCGGTCTGCAACAATCGGAGCAAGCTCGACATCGCATAAATCACCAGTCCGCAGCCGCTCCACCAGCGCCTTGTCTTCGTTAGTCATTACCCGGCTCCGTCATGTATTCCAGAATACGCTTCATAGCCTTGTAGTCTTCGTCGACTTCGTGAGCGCCTTTATTGTCTCCGTAGTAAACGCCCTCAATCAGCTTCATGTTATCCTTGAGCCAAGATACAACGATCTGATCTGCAACATCCATATCAAGCTCCACCGTTAGCGTATCGATCATTTGCTTTCTCCTTAGCCACGAGACGACGATCTGGTCTGCCACTTCCATGTCTAGTTCGACGGTTAATGTCTCAATCATACTCATCGCTGTATAACTCCTTGTTTGTCAGCACCCATTTCATATCTAGCCGACGAGCCTCTCGGACTAATCCGATGTATCTCCTTCTGGCGCGGTCTAGTTGTTCTGGGAGCATCCTCTTTCGGTAGTCTACAAACTTGTCGTTCTTGGTCTTGGCATCCATTAGAGCCGTCCACCAAACTCCCAGCCAACTCGTGCGCAAAACGCTACAGCCGCTGACAAAACACCAATGGCGAGAACGGCCATCGCAATATCAAATACCTGTTGCATGATTTTTCCCTTCACGGTCACAGGCCACGAATGCTCAGTGGGCAGATTGAGTAACCAGCCGCGATGACAGCGCCGTTGCTGTAGCGGCAGAAGCGGTTTCCGTTAGATACCCACTGCTCTACCAGGTAGTATGTAAAGCCCTGCGCAATTGCTGGTGTGGCCGTAAGCGCGAGTGCTGCTGCGATAATAACCTTCTTCATGTTCATTCTCCCTTTAAATCCGTGATACCTTGATGTCGTAGGCCCAGCCTATTGCGTCTATCTGCTGGTCCTCTGTCATGGGACCGTATAGCTTCTGGCTGTCAAGTATCGCTTGACACTCTGCCTTGCTGCTCTGCTCCATCAGCTTTCGGTAGTAGGTGTCGCTCTCTGACTTGTCCGGCAGCTTTGCGATGCTGATCGGCTTGGTCATGCGGATCATGATGGCGTTTTTCATCGCACAACCACCACTGGCTTGCAGCTTGCAACGAGAACCTTGTCACCCTTCTGCTTTGCGGTGCGCTCAATGACGATGGGCTTCAGTCCCTTGATGGCGAGATAGTCGCGGTAGCTCTTCACAGCGCCAACTCCTTCGTCAGAGCGATAACTACGCAAGCGCCGATAAATGCGCTGCAAGCGAAACAAACGATAGCTTCCTTGAGTGTCATGTCTACTCTCCCTTACCAGCTCTGCTGCTTCATTGCGTTAACCAAGTCTTCCATCACATCTGCTGCGAACTGCCACTCCTTCTTTTCGTCGAAGGCGTAACGAATGTCGGCAATGTCATCCTCAATGAACTTGATAATCGCGTTCAGTGAAACTTGCTTGTCTTCCATGTCTAACTCCTCACTTCGCACTGCAATATGCTGCATAAATTTTACGCTGATATGCCTTCAGCGCCGTTAAACTACCTTCTCCGCGCTTGAATGTGGCGATTTTGTAATCAATTGAGAGAAGTTCGCGAAGCAATTGGTCTTTAGTCATGTCTAGTTCCTTCCGTGTCTATGAAGGCCACTTTAACGCCTAAAACGCATTGGTCAATACCTATTTCTTATTTTTTTCGTCTTCTAGGCTCCTCTGCCATCTAACAATCTCCCATTCGTGTTCAAACTCCATGGGTTTCCAGCGCCATCTCTGGGGGTCTACTGCCCTGCGTATCTCGCCGTTGCGGAAAATTATATCCACAAGCTCGAATGGTGGGCAGCGGCCATTATTCCTTGGCATTACTTGCCATACTCGATGTCTAGGAACTTAATCCCCCTGGCATCACGCAGAACACGAGCCTTTGCGAACGTGAAGCGTTGGTTGAACCATTCGACGTATTCGTCAATCTGCGTTGGGCAGCCAGTGAGGCCCACAAGCTCTTGTTCCTGTAGATGTGATTTAACCCGATTATTCATATGTGTAACTCCCCTCAATAATTCTCATGAAACTTGTAGGCTGGATTAGAAAGTCGAAGTCAGCCTGCCAGCCGCGCTCGTTATCTCCACGCAGAAATGATGAACGTTCAATGTTCTTAAACGCCAGCGACCAGGTTTCTACGTCTGGGCATTCCTTGATGCGCTTGCGGAGCATATTTCTCCGCTTGTCGTTCATCACCTTAATCTTTGGCAATCCAGTGCGTGCTGCCAAATCATTCCAACACTCAATTATTTCTTCCTCAGTCACGGGCTGGTCATCGTCAGATGACTTACTAGAGGTGGTGGTTAATTGGTGTGTATATGATGTATTGGGTGAACGTGGTTCATGGGTGGGGTGAACGTCATTCAGGGGTGGGGTGAACATAGTTCGGGGGTGAACGTGGTTCACCTGTAGTGTAATCCAATACGTTCGGCTCTTATGAACACCATCTTCATGGCGGAGAAGCCCCATCTCTTCCATCGCACGCAAAGCCTTTTGAACCGCCCGTGTAGTCAGGCAGCATTTATCAGCAATGCGTTGAATTGAAGGCCAGCATATTCCCTCATCGTTAGCCCAATCGGCAAGCGCGAGAAGAACAATTTTCTGAGTTGTGTTTATCCCTGGGTGTTCCCAGACGTTCGCCATTATCCGCACGCTCATGGCATCATGCCTTGCGCTGGACACATTACGTTTGTAGAAAGGGTCATTAGACGATGCCTCCTGTTCAGGCTGAGTTTAGGGACGGGGGAGAGCGGGAAACTCTCCTCCAACCCGTTCACAATACCACAACTTAATTGGCTTTAAAAGCCTCCGGCTTAACTTTGGAACTGCGCCGAAAGCCAAGGTGATGCAGGACTGTTGTGCGGTCCATATTGATGGCTCGTGCTATTTTGTATTCATCCCACTTTAGGTCATGATACATCTTGCGCATCATCTCCCGCTTTGCAGCTACAATCTCTGGCTGGCGGCGACGAGAGAAGATGTCGTTCTCCGTAACGCCATACTTGGCGCACATCTCGTCAACCACAGCTTTAACCTTGGTTGTAACCAGCATTGGTGATGGCGGAGGCGGTGGTGCAACAGGCGCTACAACAATCTTCGCTTTAGGCTTTGGCTTGATGACATATGGCTCATCAGGCTTGCGGCAGTGTCTAATGGTAATCATTGTCTAAGGTTCCCTTTTCCTATATTATCTAATCACGCTGCGTAGGTGGCGTGGCCCCGTTGTAGCGTTTCTCCCTTCCGCTCCGGGGCCTTATTTCTCGCAGCTCGTAGTTTGGAAACAGCGCACGGAATACCGCCTTACGGATCGGCCAATCACGGCCGTCTACTGCCCTGCCACCCTTTACGTCTTCGACAATTTCCTGCCCATTTAAGACGTAGCCGAAGTCAGCTTTGTATCCGAGCCTGCGACCATTATCGTGCTTCACCTGTCGGCCATTGATAACGAACCAGAACTGAGGCCAGACGATTAGGTCATCAATATACCCAACCGCCTGCATCTCATGTAGCTCATCACAACGCTTCGCTTCCGCCAGGCTGTCGTGCTTGTGGCCTTCCTTGCAGTAAGCCTTCTTAGCTTTCCACTTTTTCACTGAGCAGTCCCCGTTCACGAATTAAATCTTCTAGAGCCTGTTCTGCTTTTTCCAGAGTTGAAAGTCTAGGATAACGTGTCTTCCATTTGGTGAATGTCGTCTCAGCGATGCCAGCCCTACTAGCGATGTCACGGCGTGTGATGCCCCAGTAGGCAGCCATTCCCAACAATTCCCTTACTCGTGTGTGCATTTGTAACTCCTTCTAACTAGCTCCACCTATGTCTTGAAAAATAATACGTCAACGCATTTTTTTAGTATTGCATCATGTTTTGAAACGTGTATTGTGGCTGCGTTAGACACGAAGGGAGTTTAGAAATGTCCAACCACGAAACCATTTTAGCGATACTCGAAGCTGAGAGCGATGCGCCGTATGGCAACGAATGCTCGTTCAAGCTCGGCTACCTCATCCTCATGCTCGTAGATATTGCGGACCATCATCCAGATGTGGCCGAGGAGCTACAGGACCGCCTCAAGCGCATCAAAGGGAGAAAGTAAGATGACTGTTTACGCTAAACTTAACGCTGCTCGTGCAGCATTCCATGCAAAGTCGCTGAAGAAGTCTGGCAAGAACAGCTTCGCAGGCTACTCATACTTTGAGCTTGGTGACTTCCTTATCCCTGCACTTCAGGTGTTCGAGACGTATGGCCTTTGCCCTATCGTATCATTCACGCAGGAGATGGCGCAACTGGAACTGGTCGATGTCGATACTGGTGAGCGCATCACGTTCACTAGCCCAATGGCAGAAGCGAACCTCAAGGGAACGCACCCAATCCAGAACCTTGGTGCAGTTGAGACATACCAGCGCCGCTACCTCTACATGGCTGCACTTGAGATTGTAGAACATGACGCAATTGATGCCTCTAAGCCATTGGAAGATAACGGAAAAATCTCACGCGACCAGCTTGAGAAGGTGCAAGATTTAATTGCCGAAACGCAGTCAGATGTTGTCGCCATCTGCAAGAAGCTGAAGGTCAATGGCCTTAACGAGATGAACCAAGAGCAGTTCAAATACGTTGTTGACGTTCTACAAAAGAAGAAGGGGTGAGGAGATGGAGCAGCGGACAGAAGAGTGGCTGAAGGCTCGGTGTGGCTCCCTTGGGGCCAGCCAGCTTAACGAAGCACTCGCTACCACCAAGAACGGCTGGGGAGCATCACGAGAGAACCTCAAGAACCGCATTATTGCAGAGCGTCTTACAGGCATCCCTGCTGAGACATTCCAGAATGCAGCTATGGCTTGGGGAACTGAGCAGGAAGAGAACGCTAGAAAGGCTTATGAAGCCGCTACAGGCGTATTTGTGGATGAGATGGGTATTTCCTACCATCCAGTGCTGAAACACACTCACGCAAGCCCTGACGGCCTCGTAGGCGACGATGGGCTGATTGAGATTAAGTGTCCCAATACGACAACCCACATTGAGACGCTGAAGGCCAAGAAGGCTCCCAGCAAGTATATCAACCAAATGATGTGGCAGATGCGCTGCACGGACCGCCAGTGGTGCGACTTTGTGTCGTTTGATCCGCGCCTGCCGAGCCATCTTCAGTTGTTTGTAACTCGCGTCGAGCGGGATGAGGCAATCATCGCCGATTTGGAGACCAAGGTTGCTGAGTTTCTGACTGAAGTTGAGAAGGAAATTGAACGTCTTAACGAGGAGTTTGCGGCATGAAACGGGTTCTAGTCGCCTGCGAGTATAGCGCCACTGTGCGAGATGCTTTCCGGGCGCTGGGCCACGATGCATGGTCTTGCGACTTATTGCAGACAGAAGGTGATGCAAGTTGGCATTATCGGGGAAATGTTCTCTCGCTTCTAAAGCACGACTGGGATTTGATGATTGCCCATCCGCCATGCACGCATCTAGCAGTAAGCGGTGCGCGTTGGTTTAAGGATAAGGCGGTAGAGCAGGCTGAGGCACTTGAGTTTGTCCAGGCTCTGCTTGATGCACCAATCGAACGAATTGCGCTGGAGAACCCTGTTAGCATTATTTCCAGCCGTATTCGCAAGCCAGACCAGATTATCCAGCCTTGGCAGTTTGGTCACGGCGAGACAAAGGCAACGTGCTTGTGGCTGAAAAACTTACCTAAGCTCGTTCCTACAAATATCGTAGAAGGTAGAAGTGATCGTATCCACAAGATGCCGCCTAGCGAAAATCGGTGGAAAGAGCGTAGCAGAACTTATCAAGGGATAGCCGATGCAATGGCTAGTCAATGGGGAGAGTTAATATGACACAGAACGAACTGGTTCTTAGCTGGCTGAAGAAGTCACATATCGGTCCACTGGAAGCGATGAAGGAGCTTGGCATCATGCGCCTGGCTGCACGCATCAAAGACCTACGGGATGACGGACACAAGATTGATATGTCTTGGAACTACGTCACAGACCGATACGGCGAAGAGCGTAGGGTTGCACGATATACGCTGAAGGAATTGGCAGATGCTCCCGCAACGCATTAAAACCAAGTCCGACAAGGCAGATCGTGGCAAGCGTAGTCCAGCACATAGGGCTTGGGTTCGTGGGTTTGCCTGTTCGGCCTGTGGGTCAACGGAAGCCATCGAATGCGCTCACGTTCGTAACGGGACAGATGGTGGGATGGGCATCAAGCCATCCGACAAGTGGTGCATCTCGCTCTGCAAAAGCTGTCACTCACAACAGCACCAGCAGGGAGAGGAAACTTTCCAGAAGGCGCACGGGATAGACATGAAGAAGCTGGCAATGGAGTTTTTCCGCGCCAGCCCACATAGAAAGAAACTAGAAGATGATACCGAATGACGTTCCAATCTCTGAACGCTTTCGTTTAGCCGCGCTTGAATGGGCAGAGCTAGATAATGCCGCCAGAATGCTAGAGGAAGGTAAGACGACCTACCTCGCACAGCAGAAGACAAAACTAGGTGATATGCCGGATAGCCACGCAGAGCGGACGGTGAAGTCATCAAAGGAATGGTCGGATTACATCAAGTCGATGGTCCGGGCAAAAACAGCAGCAAACAAGGCTCGCATCGAGATGGATTATCTCAAGATGCGTATGCAGGAATGGATTGCTGCCGAAGCAAATAGCCGAGTAGAAAGGAAGCTATAATGAGTGACTTAGTAGCAGCAGATGAATTGCGCCTGTTGATTGAGCGCATTGAGCGTCTCGAAGAAGACAAGCGTGGCGTGATGGAAGACATTAAGAACGTGTATTCCGAAGCCAAGAGCCGTGGGTTCGATCCGAAGATTATGCGGCAGATTATCAAGCTGCGTGCCATGGAGAGCCACGAGCGTCAGGAATGGGAAGCCGTTCTTGATACCTACATTGCAGCGTTGGGGATGTAAGATGCAGAAAATCTTCTTTACAGGCGGCGTAGGCCGCGATGCAGAACTTAAGCAGACCAAAGCAGGCGAAGACGTTCTAACGTTCCCTGTAGGCGTTTCTCAGGGCTATGGAGACAACAAGACCACTAACTGGTTCCGCTGCAATATGTGGGGCAAGCGCGCTCGTAATCTTCAGCAGTATCTGCTCAAGGGCGCTAAGGTCGCTGTGGCTGGTTCTTTGACTATCGGCGAATATGAGGGTAAAGCTCAGTTTAACGTCACCGTAGACGAAGTTGAGTTTATGTCGCGTGCTGAGAATGCAGAGCGTAAACCAACGGCGCATGATAAGGCCAAGGCTAATGGATACCAGCCTGACGACCTTGACGACGATTTTACGCCGTTTTGATGGCGGAGATTGATATGGCAGCCCTACAAGAAGCCCGTGAGAAAGTCGCAAAAACCTATTTAGAAGGTTCTGTTGTGTATCGCGGTATTCTGTCAGGGCAGTGGGATAGGGGAGAGTTGGTTCAATCCGCTCTCCGCGATCTCGTTAACGCGGGTGAGGACTATGCGCGGCTTCCAGAGGAATTGCCGCCAGATACACCCTTAAATACTATTGACGACGAATAGGGATTGTGTAAATTCGCGAGGCTTGCCACACAAGCATCCTCTCGTTGTTGGGGAAAGGGTCGGACACCGTTGGGGGATTGTCCGGCCCTTTTCTTTTGTGATTTATTTTTGTCCCATCCCGACAACCAAACTGGCTTTACAGTATATGTCAGTAGGATGTTGTTTCGGGGGTTCCAACATCCAACGTGCCGGGGCGGTGGTGTATCGGGATCTGCATCACTGCCCCATTACCGCAAGTGTGACTTCGGCCCCAGCTTCTTACGATGACGTAGACCAGCGGGTTGATGGCGGCGCTTCTTACGCTGCTGCGGTGTCCAAGGTTGCTCTTTCTGTGCCTTCTTAGCCATCAGAATAATCCATCCAAGATACCGGGAGCCTTCTTAGTGCTTTTGCGTTTACGGCCACCAATGCCAATTTTTGCCAATAGGGAGGCGAAGTTGCTTTCGGTGTCAGCCTCTAGGTCCATAGGTTCAGGCGTATAAGGTTTAGGCTCGTCCAGCTTCATTGTGAGAGGCTTACCAGGCTCTGAGCGTGCTACCTTTGGAGCCACAACGTCCATGAGATTAGGAGCGCCCACAAGGTTCGTAAACTTGCGAACATAGTTCTGGGTTTCCTTAAACTTTGGAACACCCCCTGCTTCGCGGACATTGCGCGGACCAGCGTTATACGCAGCTACAGCAAGGATGGGATCGCCAAACTGCTTCAGCATCTTTGCGTAGTATTTAACGCCGCCTTCGATATTCTGGAACGGATCGTCGATGTTTACGCCAAGCTCTTTTGCAGTGTCAGGCATGAGTTGCATGGGACCACGAGCGCCAGCCTTAGAAACTGCCTTGTTTTTGCCTCCAGAACTTTCGATCTGGAAGATGGCGCGAGCATGAGAAACAGGCACGCCATACTTGGCAGCCATCTTGTCAACGTGAGACGCTAAATCTTTAGCCATTATTGCCCTCTCTGGCGGGGAGTTGTCAGACCAGCTACAGCGGCTGGGCTGAGTAGCGCACGAGACGCAACACCAACAGCCTGAGATGCCTTGCTAGGCTGACGGCCAAGGATGGCTGCAATAGCTTTACGGCCTTGTGGCGTATACGGTGCGGCAATCAATGCGATAGCAGATGCCTGCTGTGGCGTGATACCTTCATAACCCAATGCTTCTGCGATACCCTGCCCACCAGCAGCCAGACCGCCAGTAAGAGCAAGATTGCGTGCCAAGCGTGTTGCAGTTCCGCTGTCAGGTGTCCGTGAAGGAATGTTGCGTCCAGCACGGGCCAAATCAGCATAGGGCCCACGGCGCTCACCCTTACCAAACGCAGATACAGCGCGGTCAAGAGATGATGGCGTAATCTTGCCCTGTGCGCCAGATGCAGCCTTCTTCAAACGAGATTGATGCGCCCAACCAGAATTGATCTGACGCAATGCAACGGCCTGCGCTGGGTTCTGTTCAGCAAGCGCGTCCATCCACGCCTGACGAAGATTAGCAGTCCCAACACCAAGACGGCGCTCAAACGGATCAGCAGACTTCATAAAGGCTTCAGATGACTTCCCAAGGCGGCTCAATGCGTCCTGAAGGTTTTTGCCACGGATCATGCCGCTTTCATCAGCCAAATCAGTGATGCTGTCTTTAATGATTGCCAGCCAATCACGTTGCAAGCTCTTGCGGCTTGACGGAATACCGAGGTCATCAAATACCTGACGCGCCGTTTGCCCAAATTCCTTGGTCACGTTAAACTCAAGGTTCGGAACAAGCGTATTGTAAGCCTGCTGCAGCTTGCCTTTTACCCAGCCAACAGCCTCTTCACCTTCCAAATCCTTAGGAACAACGCGGCCAATGAATGATGCAGCGCGATTAAGTGCTGACTTTTCAAATTCATCGCCAACTTGCTCACGGGCGTATTGAACAAGGTCGCCAATGCCAGGAAGGCTTGTTGCGGCCTCTTCAAGTTTTTGAACACCACGCCCAAGAAGGCTTTCACCCTCACCTACAATCATTCCGAGTGTCGGGGAAATTCCCTCTTCGCGCAACGTGCGGATGCCACGGCTTACAGTCGGTGCAATTGTTCCTGCTACAACATCAGCAACAGGCTTCAGGGCAGTGGAAATAGCTGCACCAGAAGCAACATCACCCAAGAAGCCGGGAATATCCTGTGCGCGAGACAGTGCGGCACTGGAAAGGCCACCACCAAGAGCAGCCTGCCCAAGTGTGGCTGGAGCGATTACAGCGCGTGTGGGAAGCATTGCAGCCGTGCCAGCGATGTTTCCAAGGATTTGTCCAGCGGTAGAAGTATTTGCGCGACGAGCAACGTCAGTTTCCATCAACGTCTGACGGGCAGTAGGAAGCCCCAGAGCGGCCCCAAGGCGATTGATACCACCTACACCAGGCAATTGCTCCAAGCGTGATGCAACAATGTCCAGAGGCTCCCGTGCGCCAAGATACAAGCCGCGAAGCAAACTCTCATCACGAGGCTGCGTCGAACCAATCTGCTGCTTTACAGCCGCATCAATCACATCATCTGAAGTCCCCTCAGGAAACTCCAGAATAGTGCCGTCAGGAAGCTCTGCCTTAATCGTCATTACATACGGTTCCCAAATCGGTCGAACTTGATAACCCGTGGAGCCTTAGAACCACCCATCATTGCCTTTGCGCGGTCAATGTTCGGAGTAGGCTTCTTAACTTCAGCCAAGCGGCTGTTAACAAAGTCTAGGCGCTCAGAGATAAGTGAGCGAAGACCGCCCAGCTTTTCCTCAATCACTTCGTCCTTGTCGTCAGCCATCGGCTTAAAGGCTTCCAGCTTCTGAGCAAATTCACGCATATCTTGCGCACCTTCACCAGGAACGCGGGTAATCTGGCTTGCCAAAGAGTAAAGCTGGCTTGCTGCCGTGTTAAAACGCCCGACATCCTTTGAAACGCTATCGCCAGGGAACGCGCCAGGGAAATACTCACGGACCACGCGCCAAGGCTCTTTGCCCTTAAGTGAGCGATTATATATTTGCTCTGCACGTCCAAGTTGCTTTGCAACGCTGTTCAATTGTGTGCGAGCAGATGCCAAGTCCTGATAAATAGCAGGCGTTGGAATGTTCGCGGTTGCAGCAGCCGTTGCGGCTTCAGTTCCCGGCTTTAATCCAGCTTCAACGCGAGCCTTTGCCCCAGCTTCAGCGCCAGCAACAGCGCCACGAAAGCCGGGGGTTTCAGTCGGCTTTACAGGCTGCTGAAGAGCCTCTGGTGCAGACTTTACAATTGGTGCGTCACGCCATCCCATTATGGTTTACTCCGAATGTTGCCTTCAGGGTCTACGAATTGCGCACCAGATGGCAGTTTTTCATAATCAGCGTCACTTGCTACAGTCGGCAATCCTTGCAAACGAGCGGATGGATTGACAATAGCACCAGTAAACGGATCACGCGGACGGCCAAGCGGATCAAACGCCAATCGCGCTGGGGCTTGAGCCTTGTTTTGCTCAATGATTAACTTTGCGAAGTCATCAGCGGGCATTAACTGGATTGCACGAGCCAACTGAGGATTGGTCTGCTGCAACTCAGAAATGTATTGCTGACGGACAGCGTCAAGTTGCGCTTTACGCTCTGCCTGCTTTTTCAACTCTTCAATCTGAATGCGGCCCTGAACTTCCTGCAACTTCTGCTGCTGAAGGCCCTGAATAACTTGCTGCGGAGTTGTCGTCGATCCGCGAGATACTGACTTTAGCAACGCGCCCAAAGCCGAGAGCTTGTCGCCAGTATTTAGTTGCCCAGCGAGATTGCCCTGCATGATTTGTGCAAGGCGTTCTGCATCAGTCATGGTTGGGTTCATAGCCATAATTAGAAAATCCCAAGTTTCTTGAGGCCGCCAAGGATGCCAACAACGTCACCAGCCGTGCCTAGGAAGCCCTGACCAGGTGTTGTAGTAGTTGTAGCAGAAGACGTTGTGGCCGGAACGCCAGCAATTCCAGATTGCAAAATTCGCAGTTGCTCCATTGGATAACCACGCTGCGCAAGGAAATCCTGATAGGCCAGATCAAGGTTCTGCTGTGCCATCTGACGTTGCGCTTGTCCTGCACCAGCCAACATCTGCTGACGGGCCTGCTCTTGCGACAATGCTTGAGCGCCCAAGCCTGCCAATTGTGCAGCACCAGCCAATTGCTGTGTCGGAAGCTGAGAAGCCAAGCCAGCGGCCTGTCCGTAACCCTGCTGATACAGGTTAGCCAGCGCCTGCTGCGTGTTCAAATCCTGTTCTGCCGCCAACTGGGCTTCGTAAACGCCACGGCGCTCGTTACCGAATGCACGAGCCGAAGCAAGGCGGGCGCGGGTTTCTGCGTCACGCTCTGCACGAGACTGAGCCAATCGGCGCATTGTCGCATCTACAACGCTCTCCTGATACGGAGACATGAAGCCTTGCACGTTCTGCTGGAACTGGGCGGGAGAGTAGCCAGCAGCCATCTGGGCGGCCTGCGTGGCCTGTTCAAGCTGAGGAGCGCCTACACGGCCTAAAGCAGCCTGCTCTGCCATCTGGAAGGCTTGCTGCTCCTGCGGGCGAAACTGAGCAACTCGAGGCCCCTGATAAGCCTGATACGGGATGGAAGCCACATTCTGTGCGGCCATGAACCCACGGGTCATCAAGTCCTGAACAAATGGATTTAGCTGCTGCGTTGTCTGCTGTGTCGCAGTCTGACCGCCCTTAGACATACTTAAAGCTCCTTAGCGATGGTGGTGCATACTTCTTTCCACCCATCTCGCTCGAAAATCCTTACCCAACCCCGTCTACCAGATATTGACATAGAATTACAGCCAATAGTTTTAGCATACGCTCTTACAGACTTCTCCATTTCGAGAAGCTCTTCTAAGTCTCCACCAGCAAGGAAGATGTGCATCACCTTGGTCTGGGGATATATCTGTATCTCAGTTATGATTGCCGACTTGTCACCGGGCCAGAACTGAAAGTCACCTCTAACTACGCCATTCCAAATATCGTCTAGTGTATGCGTGCCTTTGGTGTATTCTAATGCGTCTTCGATATACTTACGGCGCGCATGGAACTGTTCGTAAACTGGTATCATTGCTGAACCTGAGTAACCGCCACATGGGCTGTCGGAGCGGATGGAGCAAAAGCTGTTGCCGCTACGTTAGTTGGTTGCAAGCCAGTGTCATCCACCGCCCAGAATAGTTCCACATAGTCACCAGCGGCCAGTGACACGAAGTCATTGATGGCCAAAACAGCATAACCACCGCTATCTTTAAGTGACCCTACAGCCGTGCTTGAACCAATGTTTGTCGTGCCGTTCTTCTTCAGCCACATCCACGCCGCTTTTCCGTTAGCGTTTGCAGACGAGAACTGGATGCGTGCGGCAAAGTTGTAGAGGCCGCTGTGGGCCACTGTCAGGCGTGTTGTAGGGCTTCCTGTGAGGGTAATCCCCTCGGTGATAACTGTCGTGTCCCACGCAAGCGCATATGCTGTATTGGCGGCTGCCGGGGTGATTGTCGTGTTCTTAGTAAACTGGCCGTTGTAGTATTGCTGCTCAATGGCTGGGCGGACGAATATCTCACCATCCGTAGTTCCAACCTTGAGGACAGCAGCAACAGGAACCACGTTGTCAGGCGCTGTTGGCTTAACGTTAGTGAACGCGCCAGCGGTAGTCGGTGAGGCGTAGAGAATGTCTCCAACGCTAAACGCGCTCGTGTTAATACCGCGAACGTGTCCGAATGTGGTGCAGTAACCTACTTCGCCGCTGTCAGGCAGTTCGTGTGTAAGCACACCAAGTATATACAATGTGGGCGTGGAGCCGTTAGCTAGATACTTTGATACCGACAGGACGTTGTTCGCACCAACGCCAGAGAAGCCAACGACAGTGCCGTTCGCCATCGTAGAGCCAGTCATGTTCTCTACGCGGGCGTATACTTCTTGGCCGACTTGTTGGATAACGCCATATTCCATGCCGACATCGAGCGTTCCATCTTGGGAGTTCCAAGACATCGTGCCTTCAGCGGGCGTGTGGCTGTCAGTCGTAACGAACGAAGCGTCAGAGACAATCAGCTTTGCAGGCTGATAAATGCCTACATCCTGCCCTTTTTCGTAAAGGGTGTTGGAATAAAGCTCAATAAGGCGGTTGCGTTGCGCCTCATATGCAGGATTATACGCGCCAGGAGGCGGTGGTAGCTTCAGTGTCACCTACGGCCCCCAGCCATAGCGTTAATCCGTTGCGTCCCTACGCGCCAATCTGAAGGTGTCGCGCCCGTTGTGATGCGCATCTTTACCTGACGGCCATTGAACCGCAGTGATGTCGGCTGCGTGAGACTGTAAGGCCCATAGGATGTTTCATCGTCGTTTGGGTAATAGCGTGTTTTGAACGTAATGGTAACACTGCCTTGGTTGCGCTCGTCAGGAATTAGCTCGTTGACATACATAACGTTGTCGCCGTTGCCGATCTGGACGGGGCCACTTTCCACATAAGGCGATGCACCAGAGTAATTCAGGCCAACTTCATGGTCGTAGATATAGCCATTTGTTCCGATCATAATCGGGTTGCGGAACACGCTGCGGTCCGTGCCAGCCGTGCGGGCAAGCGTGCCAATAGACCAATGGTTTTCGACGTAATCCCACGAGACGTAACTGTCGTTCTCGTTTGAATTTGCAGACGGATAGAACCACCATACCTCATTGTATTGCGAGTTGTTAACCGCATAAACTTTAGAGATTTGGTTCGTGTTAATATTGTTGAAAACGTAGTCGTAAACTTCGCAGGGCAGCGGCTTTACATAGCCATCATAAACGTGGAAGCCCTTCTGCCCCATCCAAACAGCCATATTATCAAGAACTGAGACAGCGTTAGCGGAAGCAACGCCGCACGCGCGACCAGCAATTTCTGCTGAATAGACGAAAGGCTGACCAACGTAGGTTAGAACGTGTGCATCAATGTCTGTCAGGATAAGGTTCTGACCACGGACACGTTTTGCGCAGATAATCCGGCCTGATGTCTGGAGCGTAATGCTGCCAGCAAGGTTCGTAGAGGCTGGTGTCCAGATGGTATTATCTTCAAGGTCCGACCAAGCAACCTTGCGGCCATCGCCACCAGCGCCCAGAGCAAACAATGAGCGTTCAGCAGTTACCAGGCAACCAATGTTGTTAATCGGCGCGTTAGTGATCTGCTGGGCCTTCGTGGGCGTAGAATAGTCAAGTTGCCATTCGTAGAGCTTGCCATCAGATGTGGCGCATCCGACAAGATATTCACCCCAAGTGTCGAGTGACCACGTTGTCGCAGGAGTTACAGAACCAGTGTCAGGGCGAGGTGTGCCGTAATAGCCACCGCTATAAGTGCCAATGCCATAGCCAGCGCCCGTAGAAGCATCGTCAGAACCCGCTGTAAAACCAACAGGCGTAATGTCTACCAGAACATTTGATTGAGTAACAGCATACAGCTTGGATGACGTTCCAATCGCCATCAGGCGCACGTTGCCGTTGGTTTTCCATGTAAGAAGAGAGCGGGCCTTGCCTGTTAGCGCGGTAATGTCGCGCTGTTCCCAGCCCCCAATAGGCTCCATCGCACCTTCCGTCCAGCGGACAAGGTTAGCGTCATACCACCGCCCTGCGGACTGTAGTTCAGTGCCGCTACGATACACTCCGGGCGGTATAGAGAGTGGAATAAGGGCCATAGCTACTCATCAAAATCGTCGGGAGAGAACGTAAACACAATCTCTATATCATCTTCTTCAGAGTTTTGCCATGCCTCTGCCATCAATGCAGCGTAAGCAATTGCGTCTTCGGAACTATCCTGATGCCAGCCTGGTGATTGATGCTGCCGCGCAAGTTTCAAGAGGAGCATAAACAGCCATCCCTCTTGTTCGCTTAATATATTCCCTGTCAGGACGTTGAAGGCAGCGACTGTTGATCTCATGCTGCGCTCACCTTCAGGTGTATCGTATTCCTGCGCCCTTTCGAGCATCAGGTCTGCGGCGCGTTCAAGAAACTCAATTGCCGAGATTGTCATCGCCACTTGCTCCGTCGAATACACATTGGCCTCGGAAATACGCTTTCCCATCCAGCACCTCGCATAGCTCTGGCGGCAGCAGTATCCCATCCTTGAAGGTTAGCACCGCAAAGCCAGATGTGTGCGGCGATGGGTTGTTTTCAGCGTAATCGAACTGCGGGCCATGCGGCTCTGCAAGAGTGCCTGTGTCAACGCCATAGCGACGACCATTGTAGTCAGCCCAAGGTGTAACAGCCAAGCGGTGAAGATGCCCTGTAACGATGCTCTTACCAGACTTTAGCGTGTTGTTATATGCAGCATGGATGCCGTTGTGATAACGATGCTTAATCATCACGTTACCGTTAACCATCAGCGACCACGCAAAGTCCCAGCGGTCAAACTTAGTGTCTAATCGCGCCAAAACGCCTTCATATTCTGCCGCATTGGTAACAAGCATACGGTCAAACCGCATATCGTGGTTGCCAACGTTCCAGAATGTGCTGCAACCCTTTGGCAGTAACATTTCAATGTCAGCCATGTTCTCTTGGCAGACTTCAAGTTCTTCTTTGACGCTTGGCAGATCAGACCAGCCCATAGGAGCATGGCGAGATACCCGTGCGCCGTCAAAGATGTCACCATTCGCCACAACAGCGCGGGGCTTTAGTTCTTTAATCAGAACGTGCAGCGCCTCGTGGGCTACAGTCCGCTCTTGGTAAGGCCACCAGTGGGCATCCGAGAAGACAATGATATTTCCTGTATCTACAGAAATGTCATTCTGGTTCTTGTAGGCGCGACCAACGTCATCGCGGGACCACTTCCCATGCGTGCCAGAGTTTCCGCGAGGCCTGCTTTGCAGGAATACGCCATTTTCTGCTAGTTGCTCTCTACGTTTGTAGATTAGGCGCTCATCAAGCCCCGTTTGTTCAGCCATGCGGCGCGGGCTACCATTAGCCTTAGCCCAAGCCTGTATAAATTCAGCGTCTGAAAGAATAGGTGTAGGCATGAAGCCCCCTTACGACAAATACTGCGCAATCGCCCCCAACAAGCCAGCAGCAGCCGCAATAATAGCTGCAATCTTAGCCTTCTTCGCCGTTTGAGCAGAAGTTGCGTTAATTGGCAATGTTTTACCAATTACACCCGTATCACTCAGGCTTGCGGCAAGTGTCTTCAGCAAGTTCTTAATGTCCATAGTAACCTCCTATTTAGCCTTCAGGGCTTCTTTCCACGCCTCTATGACAAGACGATGTTTAGTCTTGCAGTCACCAAACGCTTCGATAAGTCCCTTTTCCCACAGCGCACGCTCTGGGTCTAAAAATGGCTTAGGTGGCTCACTCAGGTTTTTGCACGGCGCTGACAGATTTGCCGGAGGAGCCGGGAGTGTCTGTATCACGGATGCTTTCGATGAGCAGGCTGACAACGCCATCAGGAGGAGCGGGGCAATCAGCGGGAGGCGCTGGGATATCCCTGTATATTTCCTTGATGGTGTTTGTGCGCTCGACAGATGTAACTTCTGCGGCATTGCGTGCTTCCTCATATTGGACCGACTTGCCGTCAATCACCTTCTGCATGACGACACGTTGCTTCTCAGCCTTTTCCAACGCCTTTGCGTATGCCGCGTCACACTGCCAATCTTTGACTTTGTAACCGCCAATAAAGCCGACCAGAATAAGGCCGCCCATGACGTAAGGCGTTGGAATGCCGAGCATTATAGCCAACTCGCGTATTTACGGGTCTTCATCTTGCGGTCATCCAAGCCATGCGTGCCACCATTGATACGCTTTGTCAGAGCGAGAATAGCCGCATCGTTAATGCCCTGGTCGCAGACGCCCCACAGCTTGTTCTTGTCGAAGAACCACAGGGCGCTCTCAAAGCAAAGCTCACCAGCCACCAGATCAGGGTTATCCATCACATCAGGGCGGCCAATGTAGTTAGCAAATGCCTGATAGTTGGACTTGCCTGTCAGTTGGAGCGCACCGCGTCCTCGGAACTTCCATCCGTCTCCGCTTCCCTCGTCCCCATTGCCCATGCGATTTGCATAGACACGATTGGCAATCTTTTGCGGTTGACGTTCGTAGGCTTTAGCCAGCGCATCAGTCGGGAAATACTTGCCGAAAATACCGCGCAGACCTTTTGCACCATAGTTCAGGTTCTCCGAGAACGCCTTGAAATTGCCACTCTCGTGAGCCGTCTGGGCAAAGAAGTGTGCAGCGCGGTTCTTGTTCAGCTTGTAATAGGCCGCAGCAGCCTTGAGCGTGCCAGGACCAAAAGCGCCATCAGCGGTTACGCCGATTTTCTGTTGAAGGTTTGCTAGGCTCATCGTCCAGCACTCCGCCAATCAGGGAAGTCATTTTCGTCAACTACGCCATCGCCATTGGCATCATAGCGCAAGTCGTTACGATACTTCTCCCACGGGGCCATATCATCGTCGTCATCGTCATCAGCCAAGTCCAGTTCTTCTTGAACAGGAGCGGCCATAGGCGCAGGCGGCGGTGCTACAGGCTCTGGAGCGGGTTCAGGCTCCACAGGCGCAGGCTCTTCAGGCTTCGGGTCACGAGCATTCGCATTGAGGCTCAGACCGCCAAGCAAACCGACAAACGCACCGATGATGGTCTGGAATGCCGGATTAATCATCTCCAGCACCGCAGTGCTATCAACAATATCGTTCGGCATGAACAGGCCAACAACCAGCGCCAATACGACGACCAGAATGACCGTCGATAGCGTTACAACGGCAGTGCGGATGGTAAATTCTACCGTATCCTCAATGCCGTCTTGTTTACTTTCAAACTTATCCCAGAAACTCATTCGTCCCTCCCGGCAAGTGGATTGGCAAGGGTGCGCTGTATCTTGGCATCTAATTCAGTCTGGATTTCCTTGATGCGGCGCTGTTGCTCCAAATCCTGTGCGCGAAGCTCATTGATTATCGCACGTTGGGATTGAAGCGTCTCCCTCTCCGATACTTGCGTCCTTGCAGTTACAGCATCAACTGTCTGGCGGGCGCTCATTACGCTATTCCCAAGGCTCCCAGACAGCGCGGCGAGATTATCCGACAAATACTTCGTAGTTTCAAGGTTCATTCTAATCATACGCTCATTGCTGTCCTGGCGTTCCTTCATTTTGTTGAAGTCATCGCCCATTGCAGCGTATGTCGCAGTCACTTCCTTCATCGTCAGAAACTGCTGATAAACCTCAAATCCAGCCCACAAGCCGCCAACAATCGTGGATACGGCAGCGAAGATAATCGCAATCTTGCCGCTGCTTAGGCCGCCAATATTAAAGCTAAAGCCGCCTTCGTCGAAAGAGATTTTATCGTCACTCATATTGTGCATCCACCATTTGCTGCCAACGGCCATCACTCCCCTGCATCATTCTGTATAATACCATATTTGCGTCAGGAATGCGACGACCACGATAGATGTCCCTTGGTTGATAGAATGGCAGATCAGGGATACGGGCCTGCGTGTAAGCAGAATAGCCAACGGGGATTACCGCAAGCTGTGTCATTGCCTCATTTTCGCCACTATTCACATCGCCAACGTCGATATTTTGCCCAGATGACATCTCAGCCTGCATATTGAGCAGTTCCATCTGCTGTGCCTGTCCTGATGGAGTAGATGTCTCGCTGCCAATCGTTGTGGTGATTACAGGCTGGAACGTAGGCCCTTCTGTTGGCTGTAAACTATAAGTTACACCAGCCGTCTCAGTTGTCGTTTGAGCGCCGTGTATCTGCTCATATTGGGCATCTGCCATTGCAACGAATGCGACATCCTGCGCGCTAACCTGAAGAACAGTCTCACGGGTAAACAGATCAGCCTCTTCAATGGCTTCACGCTGGAAGAATGCCACATTGCTGTCAGTGCGGCTCTCAGGGCTATTAGAAGCGATTACAGGGCCATTTGAACCTGACGGCCCCTGCGTTGCCTGACGCGCCTCTTCAGCCTCCTGCGCCTCTTTAGCGACTGCCTCAAGGGCGCTAGACACTTCTGCAGCCGTTGGTCCTTCCACTTGCTCGGATACAACCTCAGATGATGCCGACAATGCCGCTAATTCGTCTGGACTTAGCCGCTCTTCCTCCGTTTCAGCCGCCTCATCTTCTTCAATGTCGTCCATAGCCACTTCTTCTGAAATAGGTTCTACCACTACTTCAGAAGCAACTTCAGTTTCTGCGATAACTTCTTCGACAACAGCATCTTCAGGCTCCGGCTCCACAATTTGCGCAGCCTGCTCTTCCACAACCTCTTCTTGCTGTTGCGTAATTACAACAGTTTCCGGCTCTGGCGTTGGTGCAACGACGACTGGGCTAAAAACAGGCTCTGGTTCAGGCTGTGGAGCGGGTGCGCCAGCGACATATGACGTATTATCAAGCAGATTTACGTTTTGGCCGTAGAATATGGAGATGCTGTCCGACATTGCAGGACCAGTGAGGCCAGCCGTGACTAAATGCCACTGGTTGTTAACGTCTCCGTAGTTCCACTGCACCTTTCCGTCAGGGAACAAAGCAATCTCAAGCGTGTTAGGTAAGCCAGAGCCGTATTCCTGCGTGTTATACCAGCCGAATACAGCCGAATTTGCGTCTGTGCGGTAATATGGGTTGCCGCCACTAATCAGGTCTGTCCAGAGGCCGTAAATCGTGTTTCGTGGAGCCTGCTCGATAGGCATTCCGTTGCAGCAGAGATGGCCTACGTTGTTAAACGAGACAAATCCGTTTGATGATACCCATGCTTGGGTGAATGTTTGGCCGTAATACTCAAACGGAAACGCCAATTGCACTAGCCGCGTGCTGTCATCACCCCCGTTTAGAGGTGTCATCGTCTGTGGTGAGCCGATGATTTGTGGCGGAATTGGGGCTGGGGTGTAGTCCTGTGCCGCAATCGGTGCTGAGATTAACGCCGCGAGGAGCGTTTGGGCTTGTTTTCTTCCCATGCCGCTGAAGCCTCTTTGCCGATTTTCCCTTCATACGGGCAGGGTGTGCCAGCCATCTTCATTGCGTCGAAAACACGCTCGTCTTGGCATAGCAGAGACACAGCAGCCACCCGCATACCCATATCGTAGAGCGTCTTAGACAGCTTCAGGGCTTCGCAGTTCTTATCGCGGATGGTCTTGCCACCAGAGATGCCGAGAATTTGCGTCTGAACAGCCCCAGAAACGCCTGTGGTGCAAAGGTCTTGGCTGTAGCTCATCATGCTTGGCGCAATGGCTGACGGAGGCGGAGACTTGATGTTCTGGTCTACCACCTGGCGGTTCACGCTCTCGCTGTAGCTTTTGCTGTCAGAGACGTTGACGTTGTTGTTCTGGTTAACGTTCCGGCTGTCCGATGTGCTGACAGACGTATTCTGGTTCACATTCGTGCTAACCGAGCGGCTGTCAGACACGTTCGTGTTCACGTTGGTGTTGACGTTCTCAGATGTGCTGGTCGAGATGTTCGTGTTCAGGTTCGTGTTGGTTGACGAGCTTGTCGCATTGCTCTCGCTGAAGTTGCGATTGGTATTGAGGTTCGTCGATGTTGACGCACTCTCATTTACGTTGCGGTTCGTGTTGACGTTTACGCTGTTAACCGTGCTGTTGTTGGTGCTGTTTACCGTCTGGTTAACCGTGCTGGTCGAAACGTCCGTGTTCTGATTGATATTGGTCGATGTGCTGGTTGACGTATTCTGGTTGATGTTCGTCAACGTGCCGGACTGAATGTTGTTGTTCGTGTTGACATTTGTAGACGTTGAAGTGCTGGTTGATGTCGAGACGTTGTTGTTGTTGTTTGTGTTCGTGCTAGTCGCCGTTGACGTAGACGTATTGACGTTGTTGTTCGTATTCGTTGCCGTCGATGTGGTGGTCGTGTCGTAGACGTAGTTAGTCGATTGCGCGAATGCTGCCACAGGAACAAAAGCAAGCAGCAGCAGTTTACGCATTAGCGATCCGCCTTGTTGTCCAACTTATCTTCGATGCGACGAAGGTGCATCATCACCTCATCAAACTTCTTGTCGATGGCCGCAAACTTATCATCACCATATGACAGCTTCGTCTCAATGATGGCGATATTCTTGTTTAACTGAACCCATACGCCGATAACGCTTCCGAGTAGGGCCAGTGCGGTAACGATGAGTTCAGGTGTCATTAGGCAGCCCATTCTTCAGCAGGAGCATCCGGCCATACCGGGTTCAGCAAATCAACTGCGCGCAGAGCAACGCGATATGCGGCAAAGCTTGCCTTGCAAGCGGCAGTCAAACCAACATCGCCAAGCTGCGTCCAATCGCACTGCGTAAGGCGGCGGTTGCGCTCTTCACGATTGTTTTGCTTCATCACGCCTTCGCTAACAGCAATCTCTTCAGCCGTGGCAGGAGTGACAATCCAATTCCGCGTCCAAACGCCATCGACCAATACCGGGTCGCCTTCCGTTACGCGGCTCTTGTAATCAACGTCTGGATATTGCGCTTCTTGAACAGCCTCATATCCCTCCGGCGCGACAAACGGCGTGGGAAAACTGACGTTAGAGAAACGCAAACGAAGGTCACCTTCGTAAATAGGATATTCGGCGACTGCGCCGTTTTCAATGCGTGCGTATGTCATATTTCAACCACCTGTGCTGCAAATCCTGATGTAAAATCACCCATGCTAGACGAGCCGCTATTGTATGACGGGTCCGCCCATGTGAAAGTTGGCGTAGTAGATGTATAGCTTGCGTTACTATTCGTAAGTGAGATTGTCGCGTATGTAATAGTTACTCCGCCTACAACATACGAACCAGCCCCGTCACCAGTATCCGGCAATTTTCCGAATACAATGCGGCCAAATGATTGTGTTTTTGTAATAAAGTAAAACGAGCCAAGATTATCTACAGCTATATCAGCTCCGCCACCTTGGTTTCCAGTGACAATTACTGAGGATATACTGCGCTGCCATTGGACATCACCAGAACTGTTGTATTTAACAATATTTGCTTGAGTAGTTGTTCCTCCAATAACGTATATATTGTTACTTGCATCAACACATACGTTTGTAGGGGCTCCAGCACTTGATAGATTTTTCTGCCACTGTAGCGTTCCAGACGAATTATATTTTGCGGTTATATAATCTCCCGTGCCATCTGGATTTCCGACTACAATTACATTTTCTGCGCTATCAAGAGTAAGTGCCTTTGTAGCCAATATCCCACCAACACCCCAGCTAAATTGACGCTGCCATTGGAGAGTGCCGGATGTGTTGAATTTAGCCACAACCCAACCGCGCTGGTCAGACCACCTTACACTTGCATATACATTCCCTGCGCTTGTCACAGCGAGGCCCGCAACAAGCGCGCCGTCATTCATCGTGAACTGCCACTGGAGAGTTCCAGACGAATTAAATTTCACAATTCCCGGACGACCTGTGAATTTACCGGCAACATAAACATTACCGCTTCCATCCACCGCAATTCTGTTTGGGCGCTCGTCGCCATTGTTGGGCGGATCAGTCGGTGGCTTTTGGTAGTATCGCTGCCATTGAAGAACGCCAGACGAATTGTATTTTGCAACAATCATCTGGTAAGAGTAATAAGGCTCCCATTGCCCCGCTTCTGGATTAAACCATTCTCCGGGAGAATATAGATTAAAGCCGCAAGTATAGACGTTGCCGCTACTATCTATAGTCATGTCTTGGCAGTAAGCGTCCGCAATGGTCGAACTTAACCCTTTGCGCCACTGAACTGTCGGATTTGAATTATACTTTATTGTATGGATTGACCACCCGACCGCCCACGAACCAATATAGACATTTTTTGAACTGTCTGCTTCTACCGCAACAGATTTATAGTTTGCGTCTGTATTGACGGCCAGCCAGCCTAAGCCGCCGGAGCCAGCAGATAGCATTACGCGCTCAAGCATTATTTGCTATCCTTCATAAGCTGCACACCACGCCATGTTGTGCCGCCATCGTCGGTGATAAAGCCAAGAACGTCTACGCCGCTTGTGGTAAGTGTCGGCGCAGTGCCGCCCGGCCACTTGATACCGCTCATCCAAGTCTGAGTGCCAGTTCCACCGTTGGTGAGTTCAAGCAGGAACGTAAACGCGCCAGATGCCGGGACGTTGGTGACAGTCCAAGTCAAAGCGCCAGATGCCGTCTTAGTGAAATAGTTACCAGCCGAGCAATCAATGGCAGACGCAGCAACTGCAACAACAGAACTTTTGTAAGCGTCGATTGTTTTGTTCGTGATGGTCTGAGTGTCGGTTGTGCCGACAAGCGCCCCGCTCGGTGCGGTAAGCGATGTGGTCCATGCAGAACCAGTAGACACGGCAACACCAGCAGCGGGATAGCTTTGGGCTGGGATAGCAACCCAACTATTATCGCCACGAAGATAGGTCGTGCTATTAGCTGTTCCTGTGGCGTTCAACTTGGACACCGAGAAGCCAGTAACAGTCGCGCTTGTTACGTTCAGCGTGCCAGCAACAGCAATCGTCTTACCAGCGCCTACGTTCAGACCAACGCTTGTCCCTGTGCCTGCCGCTGCAAACAGCGCGTCAATGCTATCAAGGTCGGTATTAAGCTTGGTCCCCCAAGTATCAGCAGAAGCGCCGACTTCGGGTTTAGTAAGTCCAAGGTTAGTTGTGGTTGTATCAGCCATCTTTTACCTCATGCCGCTTCCAGATATTCGGGGAAGCCTTTAACCGTCCAAGTCTCTGCTGTAACAGAAATTGGTGTCCATGTCTCTGCTGTTATTGGTTGCGGCTCCCATTTCTTAACAGCAGTCACTGCAACGCTAGAAACACCACTAATCGCAACACTTCCAACTCGGACAAATCCAGCATTAACTGTTACAGATGCAGCCGCGCTCGACGCAACAACACCACCAGCAGTGTAATTAGCTGAAACCGCAACAGAAGACGCTGAAGCAGACGTTACTTGCCCAATTACAGACGTTCCGCCAGCAGCCGTTACAGTAGATGCCGCAGAAACCGCCACAGAAGCGTCTACAACGCGAATTGCAGCAACCTGGGTAGTTGATACCGCATTTACTTCCAGAGAAGCGTCAGTGCGCTCTCCAGCCGTTATACTAACAGATGAGAATGCGTTGCTCTCAAGAGCCGCTTCTTTGACAACAACAGCAGCAGCCGATGCCGTGGATGATGCACTTACAGATACCGCACCCTCAATAGGGTCGATACCGTAGGCTCCAATCCCGTATAGGCCGCTGCCGTATCCTGCCATCTATTAGTCTAGCGTAATGTCGAAGTCGCCAGCAGGGATGCGGAACACATCGCCGCTGTCAATCGTCTTAGATGTAGCCAGACCGCCATAGGCCAGCATATTGCCACCAGTCGACGCGTCAAACAGCGCAGCGTAGGTGATTGTCCCCCATGATGCAGAGGCAGTCGGAAACTCTACAGCAGCCGTGTTAGATGCAAGGTTAGCTGCAACCGTGAAAGCTGCCGTCTGACGAGCGTAAGAGCCGCCAGAGACTTCCGTGCCGCCGCCAGCTTCGCCAGGGTTAGACGTAAACAGGCCGACATACAGAGTTGCAGGCGCAGTGTAGGCCGTTGCACCAAAAACGTGCAGCAGAACCTTGTTTTCGAGATAGTTAGAGAACGACATTTATAGCTCCTTAGCCAAAAGACCGAATACGCGGTGTTAATTTGCTGCTGCCCACTCTAGCACGTTCGTCAGCAACTTTCATGTCATTAACAAGCGTCTGATAAAGGCCAGCCCATACGCCAGTGCGTTCATCTTCCTTCAGATAAGGCGCTGATTGCACCAATGTAGCGTAAAGATATACGTCTGGAGCCTCTGTAAGCAGCCAATTGGTAGGTGCAGCGTCACTCAGGGCGGGAATTTTGGCGTAATACGTCAATTCGCCGTCATAAGAGCCATCAGGAGACGGCAAAACCTGAAATTGCTGCCCAACCATCGTGTAAAACATGGGCTGGCCGGACGTAATGTAGGTCTGGCTGTCTTCTGTAAGCTGTTCTGGCGTTACATAGACCAGCGGCGTGATGGGATTGGTGTTCAACTGGAAGCGAATGTTCTCCAGCCAATCGCTCGGAACAGCAAAATACGGCGTATCCAGAGTTGCATCAGCCCTTGTCACCATCTTGCGGTGGCGAATTTGGCGGTTCATCTGCGCCTCAGCGAGTGCGATGAAGTTAGGGATGGCAGAAGTAAGGTCGGAACGGTTCAACCAGTCCGCTACCGCTGTCTTCAACTCTGAATACGTTGTAATAGCCATTAAATCGTTCCCGGCCTTGTGCGGAATGCTCTGTTGTCAGGGTCATTCAGCCATTTAGCGAGTGCCTTCTGGTCATGCAGGATACCTTGGCGCTCAAGCTCGTAATACACTGAAATGGGAATAGAGCCAACCTTCGTCCACTCACCCCAGCGTTCGGGGGCTTCGTTAAATTCCGCTTTGTTGGCCTCAATGATAGCCGTTACATCCTGTTCCTTCTGGATGATCGCCTCATCTTTGTCAGCGTCATAGTGGAACGAGGTTACGATGCCTGTTGTGGCGCTATCATCTTCGATAATTCGTTTAGTCATTGTCCCTCCAAAGAGTTAGGGGAGAGGCCGAAACCCCTCCCCGTCCCCAACTTACGAAGTCGTAAGGTCGGCAACGATGCCGTGTGCAGCCTGGTTCGAAACCTTCAGGCCGTATTCGACGAGCATCAGGCGCTTCTCAGCGTCACCCGTCTTCGCCAGTTCCATCTGCTGAATGGGACGCAGGATGGCGAGCGAAGCATACTCAGGATCAACCACGAAAGCGTCACGAGCGCGCTGGAAGCGGTTCGGAACGATGTTCACAGTGCCGAAGTCCGACACATAAACGTCAGCCGCGCCGATGATCTGAGCCTGCTGGCCTGCCGGAACGTCACGGAACTTCGTGGCGATGCCGGAGAATGCCGAAGCAGCCTGCTTGTTGAACGCGCCAACCATAAGCATCTTCGGAGTGCCGCCAGAAGTCCAGACTTCAGCGATGACGTTCTTCAGCAGCGTTTCGGTGAAGGCGCGCTGAGTGCCGTCCGTGCGGGCAGCAGTCGGGGTCGAGCCAACAGTCGGGTCAGCACCACCCGTGCCGAAGTCGGTGTTCGAGGTCAACCAAGCGGGCAGACCAGCCGTGCGACGAGCAGTCGTGGTGTTACCAGCAACAGCAGCCTGGTTAGCAAGCAGCGAGCTTTCCATGTCACGCTTCAGAGCAGCGCCCATCTTGGCAAGCTGATAGGTCAGTTCCGAACGACGACCAGCCTTGTCAACGCTTTCGAGCGTGCCGGAGATGATGACATCCTTGCGGCTGATCTGCGTGTAGTTACCAACGCGAGCGGTCGGCGTAACAGCGGAGAACGACGAGATGTCGTCACCTTCCAGAGCGGCGTTCGAAGAAGAAGCAGCGTCCAGAGCGTCCGTCTGCCATTCGAAGTAGGTGTTCTTCACGTTCTCACGGGAAACGTTCGAGATGAACGGAGTTTCTTCCGGCGAGATGTTGTAAATGACGTTCGACAGGTCTTCACGGATACCGATAGCCGAGTAACGGGTGAAGGTATTAGTAACAATAGCCATAACTAAGTCCTTAAGTTAAATGAGTTGTTCCAAAAGAGCAGCCGCATCTGTGATACGACCACTACGCACAAGGCGCTGAGAAGCCCTCTTTACCTCGGTTGAACGACCATTGACCTGTGAACCACTGCTGCCGGGCTTAATCGTCTTAGCGGCCTTTTTAGGGGCTACCTTGGACTGTTGGACTTTAGTCCTGCCCTTGTCATACAGCATGGCTTTGCGGAGGAGTGCAACGTGACTTGCTTGGCGTAGACCTTCAACGTCTTGTTCGGTCAACCCCTGGGCTAATGCCCACTCACGAAGTTCCTTTGCCTCTCGAACCATCGTCTCCTGATTGCTCCACTCTGGGATAACATCAGGCAACTTGGCACGTTCAGCTTCCACAAAAGCCTGAATGGCTCGTGCTTGGTCTGCGGCTGCCTCCTGTGCGAGACGTTGCTGTTCAGCCTGAATGGCCTGCAAGCGATACGTTTGCTCTTCACGGGATTTACGCCACTGCCGTTCTAACCGCGCTGCCTCAATGGGGTCTTCGTTATAAAGAGTGTCCCAATCAGGCTCCGCACTGGCTTGTTGCACTAACTGCTGCTGGAGCAACGGCAACAACTCAGCGTATTGAGCGCGTTCTTGACGGATGGTTTCGGCTTCCGACTGAAACGCTTTACGTTCTTCAGCGAGAGCTTGCGCCTTCCGTGTGTAATCTGAAGTCCGAGAATAGCCATTCCGAAGCTCTGCTAGGGTGACTTCCACTTCTTCACCGTCAACTTTTACCTTGACTGTGACATCATCAGGAAGTTCCTGCGAGGTAGCTTCTTCCTCGCCATCTTCTTCGTCCAGTTCGGCTTCTTCGTCATACTCGCCTTCGCCATCTTCCTCTTCTGAGGTTTCAGGTTCGTCTTCGTATTCCGCTTCCGCCTCACCCATTTCTGGGTCTAGCGCCTCAGCTTCGCCTTGGTTGTCCTCTTCAGGGCCTAGCAGTTTGCTGATGGCTAAGGTTGCTTCGTGGAGGCCGATCCCGAGATCGGGGTTGCCGACTTGTTCCGTCATATATCACCTTTTTTCATAAATGTTAATTCCTTGAGGCAAGCACTCCTGCATCAAGGGTTGCCTGTAGGCGTGCTTTCAAACGCTCTAGTCCTTTGAGCGTGTGAAACAGGTCCGAACGGTGCTGGTCGTCACCAATAGCGGTGGTGCGCCACTCGTTGTAAATGTCAGCCTCTACTTGTGCAAAAGCCTCCAGAAGAATGTGGTCTTCTAAGAGGCGCTTTGCGTGAGCCGCATCATCAATGATTTTTTGAGTGTCCATTAGATTAGCGGATTATACTGCGGAGTAGGAGTTGTCGATGTTGGCGACATTGCAGCGCCCGTGCTTACCAATCGGTTATACTCAGGACGGAAGAATGTAGCCTCTGGGCCAAAGCCATAACGCTCATAATCTGTAATCGCTGGAGTGGCGCGGAAGTCCATGCCGCCACCTAAACCACCACCAAGACCACCAAACGGCGAAACATACGGCGTTGTAGGCACTGTGCCGCCACCGCCGCCTCCGCCAAAAAGGCTTCCAAGGCCTGTAAGGCCAAGTGTTCCAAGGGTTGCAAGCTGTGTCGCTGTCAAGCCTGTCCCAAGAAATCCAGCCCCTGCACCAGCACCTGCTCCAGCACCTGCTCCAGCACCTGCTCCAGCACCTCCGCCAGCGCCAGCGCCGCCTCCTGCGCCGCCTCCTGCACCGCCTCCGCCAGCACCTCCATCTCCGCCACCGCCACCAGCGCCACCATCTCCGCCGCCACCGCCAGAGCCGCCATCGCCACTACCGCCGCCAGA